GTACTGAAGGGATGACACTTGAAGCACTACGTGCATGTGCCAGTGATACTCCGATGTGGGATATTATCGACCCCACACCACTCACACGTCAATTCTTGGTTGATAAGGGTTACATTAAATGACATACAATAGTATCACTGGTCTCTATAGTATTAGATTCAAGAAAGAACTCATTCATGAAGGTTTGGATCACACCATGTGTTCTGAACTTATGATGAAATATAGAGAGAGATATGAAAAACTGAAAGACTGTGGTTGGCCACTTGAACCAGAACACCTTCACGTTGAAGAATTTTCTGGGACATATAAACTCGCATCAAAGAGATGAGTGTATTTTTTGTTGTAGTCTTCACCCTATTGTTGGTGACAGGTATGCAACTGACAATTCCAGGAAGATATAGATGAATGTGGAGAATATGGGCCTACGCTCTCGGTAGAAAAGAGGGTAGGGACAAGAAAGATGCTGATAGAATTGCAATCGTTAGAACACTGATCATGTTTCAGTTGATTGTGACAAACTTTTTTATCATTGCCGGTAATGTAAAGAACCTATGGTTCCAATCCCCAAACTGTCACATCAACACACCAAATGTGGAACACCCGCCTATATAATAGTTGAGTAACTCACACAGGGGTCCTCATGTCTCTCTCTTACGCTCAAAAACAAAAGGTTCGAGTCACCCTGGAACTTGATGTGTTTGAAGATTTTGATGCACATCAAGTCGATTGGGAACGTGTTCTTGACATTCAAGGAAACGAAAGTGTCACTGCATATGTTGAGACCCTGTCCCTGCCCGATCGTTGGTGATACTAAATAATATTTGGTATTACTAAATGACGATGAACTTTCTAGAGTTTATGACTGAGAAAGCACTAGACCCTTCGTTGGCTGGTGCAGCTTCTATTCGCCAAACTGGTGAAGGTGGTCGTAAATATCCTTCTAGAAAGAAGAGTGAAGGAGAAAAGACAAGGATGAAGGCCGCTGGTGGGGGCAAGATGGTTCCCGCCAAGCCTTATAAAGATCGTAAGGATATTGGTTCAACCAAGGCCAGAAGTGAGAGAGAACAACAACCCACACAGGATCGTGGGTCTGCCACAGTTAAACAATCCTACGCTGACAAGGTAAAGGCAGAGAGAAAGAAGGCAGCACAAGCTCGTATCGCAGCAAGAAAGGCTGGTGGTGAGGTAAAGAGAGACACCACATCCGCCAAGGCCACTGAGAAGAAGGCAACAGAACTCCTGAAGAAGAAGACAACTAAGGCTGTCAATCCTAACTACAAACCAGCCAAAGCATCTGGTAAGACTAGAGCCGAGAGAGACAAGATTCGTGGTGAGGGTGAGAGATACCTGAAGGGTGTGTTTAAGGATCAAGAGACAGCCAAATACAAGAAAGAGACTGGGCAGAACCCAGATGCCAAGGGTAGAACTAAGATCCTTGGTCGTGTGAATAAGAGGATGTCGTCATGAAGACATTCAACACATTTGTAGAGAACTTGGATGATGTCCGTCAGAAGTTAATTGACAAGAAAGAACAGAAGAGACAGGCCGAATTACAGAGAAAGGTTGATCAAGAAGATGATGAGAAACTAGCACAAGACACGGCTAGAGAAACAGGTGACGACATCAAAAGAAAACTTAAATCAAGATATAATATTGACGTTGACTGATAAAACATGAGTAAGTGGATTCCAACTAATAGTAATATTCTTGACATCAATAATGTTGCTAATAGTTTTATAGTGGGTGAGGGTGAATCATTGTATGCAGTCTTACCAATTGGCAACAAAATGTGTATTGTTCATGAAGGAAAACAACTCAAGATATGTCGTGACAGTACAAGTGCCCGTAATTTCATAGAGAAACACAGGAAAAGAAGAAAGAAATAATATCACTCACCTCGAAAGTGCTCCAGTGATGTACCACACAAGACAGTTTATGTCTCGTCCTGAACCTCTCCTGTCCTTCTCCGATTACGCAGAAGACATCCAGGCTAGAGTTCAAATCCACAACTATGAGTGGAACAAACTGTGTGAAGATCTCAATGGTCTCCGTAAAGTTGTTTCTACCCGAGTTGCACAGTTGACAGATAGCACTTACTTTGACGCTATCGACATGTGATACATGGGCCCTTGTCAAGGGCCCTTTTTATTGTCTATAATTATTACTCACCTGCAAACTACCACACTATTGTAATGACAACCTATCATGTTTGAACTCTACAACCCAGAACAAATTGAAGAAATGTTCGATTCCCCAACAGGTAGGGGAAGGACTACAAAATATCCTTGGTTTGAATTGGAACGTGGTTATTCATTCATCATCCCTTGTGATGGATATTGTAAAGACTACAGAGGCCCAGATGTTCCTAAGAAATTGAGAGAAGAAGGAGTCGTCGTTACTAGAACTAGACTTCCTGCAAAGTCTGACGGTTCTTTTCATATTGTCATCACTCGTGTTGAGTGATAATTTACCTCACCTTTAAATCGCTACATTATTGACATGACAACTCAAACCGTGATTTTCAATGAAGACAAAGAGTATCGGGCATTTCGTTCTGAAACTCTCCGTGAACTCCAGTCCCTTCAGAAACAATGGAGGAAACAGGATTTCAGGTACACCAAAGAACAACAAGAACGATACGATTTCTTGTTAGCCTGTCGTCGAGACCAGGTGAATAAGTTCTGGGAAGATGGCAACGTTTGGATTGGTCCTAGTTTGGCTGGTCGTCCTCTCGATGAGTCTAAGAAAGAGGATGATGATGAGTGATACTCGTACACTTAAGAGAGTCTGTTCTCTCCAAACTCGTCAAGAGTGTTGGACATATGATGGACAGATTCTCCTTGTCAATTGGCAAGTGGCCCTGATGGGTCGTGAAAACAAATTACCTATTTTCAAATGACAACGTTTAATTGTAAGGGTGCCTGGTATGATAGACAGGGACGAAGGCACAACTTTGAGATCGAATCTGATCGAGCAGAACGTTCATTCATCAAAGAACTTGTAGAAGCACGGTATCCCACAGATCGTGTGGTCATCAACAATGTTTCACAAAAACGTAAATCATGAACAAACTATTCTTTAAGTTTCTCAACAAACCCTATTATTCTTGGACATTTCTAACACTGTGTCTCTTCAATCTAACTGGTCCTGCACTCTTTGTGGTAGGATTGTTCCTCTATCTGGAACTTAAGGACAAAGATCCTGTACTCTGATGAAAATACATCATGATGTTCTCAGTTTGAGTCTCGTCAATGAGATTGAACAAGAGATACTTAAAAACTTTGATGATGCCTGTTGGAGAGTGAGTGGACTATCATGGATAGAAATGCTCAGAGAAGGTATCACTGGTGAAGTATTTCAAACACCAGTATCATCAAGTTTGAAGGATAAGATTGACAAACAACTCAAAAGATATTATCCTGGTGATAATACTTCAATCAATGTTTGTTTGTATAGTAAAGGTGCTGGGTTAGCAATACATAATGATGCTGGTTGGAAGTGGGCAGCAACAATTTACTTGAATAGAACATGGAATAAGAACTTTGGAGGAGTATTTTTATATTCGGATAATATAGAAAACGACATTTGGAGTGCAGTATTTCCTAAATTCAATTCAATGATTGTTAATGACAACAGTGAACCACATATGGTGACACCTGTAAGTTTGAAAGCTGATTCGTATAGAGCAATCCTACAAATATGGGGTGAATAATGTTACTCACCTCTAAACTGCCCCTCTAGTGTAAGACCTTTCACGACATGCCAAACACTCATCAACAACACCCCGAAGATTCCATTCTGACTGGTGATCTTCGTGCAGTCCGTGACCTCTACTCCCGTGGTCATGTGTCTCTGAAGATTGATGGTGCACCGTCTGTTGTTTGGGGTCACTTCAAGGGTAAGTTCTTTGTATGTACCAAAGCGGCATTCAACAAGAAAAAGACTCGTCTTTGTTACAACTCTGAGGACATTCATACACACTTCGGTCATCAATCTGATGTGGCCGATATGTTGTTCTTGATGTTGAAGTATATCCCTCGTGATGAGTTCCCTGGTGTGTATCAGGGTGACTTCATGGGGTTCGGTCGCACTGACACTGTGACTCCCAATACTTTGACTTATGTCTTCCCTGAGTTTGTTACTCAAAAGATCATCATTGCACCTCACACTACTTACATTGTGGGTGATGATCTCTCCAAAGCCAAGGCACAACCTCTTCGTGAGTTGTTGACAGATACTCCTCACGTCAAGTGGGTACAACCCTCTGTCGATTACGTCCATCAAGATATTGAACCTCCTAAGTTTGACCTGACCAAAGTTCAGTTCATGGACAAAAAAGAGTCCTTTGTGGCTCAACAACAGGTCAACGCACTGATTCGTGATGGTCAAGAACTTAATGATCGTGACCTTCACTGGATCTTTGGAGATATATACCTTACGAACCTTTATCAGCTCTTAATTGAACTGAAAGAGGATCTGATGGAGTCCATGATCGTTCATGATTCTCCTCGTTGTTTCCTTCCTGATGGTACAGAAGTCTTTGGTGAAGGTTTTGTCTTCCATTCTGAGTCTGGTCGTGTCTACAAACTCGTAGATCGTCCTGTCTTCAGTTACACAAACTTCACTCAAGGTAAGTTCAACTGATGACCACAATCCCCACCAGAGTTGGCCTCACACTCCTCGCAATCTATTGGATTGTGATGGTCACGATGGTGGTTGTTCATGTTACTCACCCGCAAAGTGCGTCACTTGTATGGAACAAATCACAATCTCTAAGTTCACCTTCGACTCCCTTGTCGAAACTGTAGAGGATCTCAAACAGGTTCTCAATCGTGTGAACTACGAATCAGACCACACTGATCCACGAAACATCGAAAACTGTCCAGCATATGCTGTAGGGTATTCAAAATCATCAGTAGATTCCATTCTTTTCAACCTCAATACTATCAAGGAGACAAACTCATGAACGCCACCATGGAAAGTATCATCGAGACCATGGGAAAGACATATTTTGATAGATTCATGCACTACGTTGATTTGGAAGACTTAGAGACATCGAAGGCTATCATGGATGAGTGGATTGTTGATGGTCAAGATCCTGAAGATGGTGGTGTTGAGTTCATTTGGTTAGATAAGGACGACGTATAATGTTTCGTAAATTGTGTTCAGTGGCAGTTGGTCTGTCACTGATATTTGTGCCACAGATTAACGCAAAAACAATAGTAGAAGAAGAAACAATAACTGTAAAATATATTGATGACCATCTCAAAGTATTGTGGGGATCATTAGAACGTGCAGGAGTGACAATCCTCCTGAATGATACACAATTCTGTAAAGATGGTGCAAATGGGATGTATTCTCCCTCTCATCAGATAATGATCATTTGCCAAGATAATCGGTATCCAATCTCATCTAGGGAGATGACTTGGACTCCTAATGATTACGACACACTGAGACATGAATCACATCATGTGATACAGGATTGTCTTGACGGTATCAACAATGGTACACTCGTATTACTGTTTGAAGGAGATAAACTTAAGGAGTTTGTGAATAACTCACTCTCACAAAAACAGATCAATCGTATCATCAGCACATACAAAAGGTATGGTGCAAATGAAGAAGAAATCAAGATAGAATTAGAGGCATTTGCTGTAGCCGAAACTGTAAGTGCAACCACTATTGCTAACAGTATTGACAAACTTTGCCAGATATAATGTTACTCACCTCTGAAGTGCTCCACTGATATAAGACACACTTCAAACCTATGATTAACTACCTCGTCAAATGTCCATCTGATCCTTATGAGAACACCGATTGTTTTGGTGATCTCGATAGAGCATGGGATCTCTGTCTGTCACTCGCTGAAGAGTACGGATACGCAGAAGTTGGTTATTACAATGTCAAGGGACATTACCAACTGGTCGGTGACTACTGTTTCAACTGATTATGATGAAAAGAATGAACCCTCGTCTTGTCTTTGGTGATGATGAATTCACCTTCTTCCGTACTAAACTTCTCACTGAAGGTAACAAGACTAATGATGTCAAGAAGGCAGACGATTGTCTTCGTTATCTGATGAACTATCAACCACATCAACGTGAGTTCTGACATGATCAAAACACAAGTTCTCAAGATCATCGCAAAGACCGCTTCTAAACACAATCTCACACGAGAAGAGAAGTTTCAAGTATTTTGTAATGTGTGTGACAACGCTCTACACGCAGGACAAATCACCGAATCTCAACACAAACGCTGGACAAATATCTTTTGATTATGACAACTGAAGAATTTGAGGAAAATGTCAGAATTATCACAGGAGATCCTAACTGGTCTCTCCCTGATGATGACGATGATATTGTTACTCACCCCCAAAACGCTCCATTAGTGTAATCATCAAACCATTATGACCAAAACTCAAACCAAAGCTGAATTTCTCACTGACGCACTGATCGAACAAGTCAACGATCGTATCAAAGTTGACGCGATCGAATCTGGTCGTTCTTGTTATTATCTTCTGGAAACAAATCCTGGTCGTAAGTATATCAGGGTCATGTCCTACATGATGAACCAAGGTGAGCGTGAACGTGGTAATTCCGCTTTCATGTTTGTAGATAAGGAAACTGGAGCTTGTTACAAACCCGCATCATGGCGTGGTCCAGCTAAAGGAATTCGATTCTACATTGAGCAATTGGTTGACAATCCTGACATCGTTGATCCTTACGGTTCCTTCCTGTATTTGAGGTGATTATTGTTACTCACCTCTAAAACGCTTCATTGATGTAACGGTGGGTCCAACACTAAGTGATCACGACAAACTGTGATCCACCCACCACATCTTTCTTTCCTTTTTTCATTATGGCATTTCTCGACTGGGTACAAGAGGCAATCGGTTGTAAAGTTGAAGACGAGTATGGCATGGTTCATGTCATCACTGGTGGTAAACTTGTGGCTGACTCTCCTATGTGGCCCATGATTCAACTGACTGATGATATGGGAGTCCTGAGATATGTGACTCTCAATCGCTTCGATGAACTCATTTCTGTTGGGTGATATTGTTACTCACCCCCAAAACGCTTCATTACTGTAACCACTCACTAAACTCACATCATGGCTACTCGTGGTCGTATCGGCATCAAACTGACTGACGGATCTATTCTCTCAGCGTATCATCACTGGGATTCCTATCCTCAATGGCTTGGTGTCAATCTCGTCAAACATTTCAACTCCTTCGATAAAGCGTCTGAGTTGATCGATGGTGGTGACATGTCAGCATGTTATTCCACTCACACTTGGCAATCTGAACCACTCAAGCAAGAAGTCATCCAAGCCGATGGTTCTTCCAAGTTTGAGTATGTTCAGGACAAAGAAGGTCAAACGGTTTATACTAAGGTAAAGGCAGAAGCCGCACCTCAGTATTACTCAGAACGTGGCGAGAATACACCTCCCCGTCTCGACAAAGACCTCTTTGATTATCTCTCCAACGGTGAAGAGTTCGCTTATGTTTGGGAGGAAGGTTTCTGGACTTGTTATGATCTCCACTATTGTGACGACGATCAAGAACCCGAAATCGTAGAAATCCCTCAAGTTCAGTGATACTCACCTAGAGTACGTTTCACACACCTCCAGGGGTCTTCTAGACCCCTTTCCTGTACCATTTAATCATGAACTCATCTCAACAACTTATCTCACTGATTGATGAACTGAGGGCTTCAGGTATTGAACCCAAAGTGACGAAGTTGAAACCACAAAAGACTCGTCA